CGGAATCTGATGAAGCTCGCCAACAGGCTGCGCATGCAGGCTTACCGTGAGGCCGAAGCGTGAACCGCATCGTCTGGCCTGACAAACCCCTCGCGCAGCTCATGGGTGCCAAGCTCAACGGCAACGGGAACCACGCGAACGGGAACGGGAAGAAGGCGCTCGTCACCTATCCGCCGGAACTGTTCTGGGACTCCTCGATGCATCCCTGGTCAGACGCGCCCGGTCTTCAGCGCGAGATCAGGGGATTCTCGGCTTACGCTATCTCGGCCCTCGCGTTCGCCTGCATGCGGTTCCGCTCGCAGAAGCTGATCGAAGCACCGCTATGGATCGCTGAAGAAACCGAAGACGGCGACGAGTGGGTCGATGATCACGACCTGTCGGAAGTGCTCGAGCAGCCGAACCCCGACATGGAGATGTCGGACCTGCTGGAATGCGTCTCCCTCTACATGGACGTTACGGGACGGGCGCTGCTCGTAAAGACCCGTGATCGTGCCAACAGGGTCGCTGCTCTTTATCCCTTCAGCGGTGATGAGTTCACGGTAGAGCCAGCGGACGGACGGCTCTACGGACGATTCAAGGTCACGACTTCCCGCGGCCAGCAGACCTACGGCCCTGACGACGTCGTGTTCTTCAAGAACACAGATCCGCGGAACCCGCTAGACGGTCTAGGGCCACTCGACGCCGCCCTCGCCCACATCAACATCAGCGACCAGATGCGCAGGGCAGTCAACGCGCAGCTCCGGAACGCTGCGCGGCCGGGCGCAATCCTCAACTTCCCGCAGGGACTGAGCGACGAAGCAATGGCCGATCGGGTGAAGGCGGAATTCCGCGCGAACTTCGCCGGTGCGCAGAACGACGGGAAGCTGATGATAAACGAAGGGACGGACCAGCCGATCCAGTTCCTCGACTCCAACCTGAAGAACCTCGCATTCGGCCCGGTTCAGGATGATGTAGAGGCAACGGTCTGCTCGGTGTTCGAGGTCCATCCGGTACTCGTCCACACGAAGCTCGGACTGACGGCGAATTCAGGGCTTGCCGACACGATGAAGCCGGCGCTCGAGTTGTTCTATGACCGCTATTTCTTCCCCACTACGCGGAAGATCGAAAAGACGCTCACGAAGTCACTGCTCCGCGAAGCCGATCCGAACACGCTCCGGTTCATCAGGTTCGACACGTCCAAGATCTCGGCCCTGCAGGACGATCAGGGCGAGAAGATCGAAGAAGCGGGAGAGGTCGCGGACATATGGACTGTCGGGGAGAGGCGCTTGCACACGGGCAAGCCGCTGTTCGGTGATGAGCGCGACGATCAAGTAAGGGTCAGGGCTGTTCCCGGTGCGCAGCCCGTCGCGGAGGGGTCGGAGAAAGGAGCGTCTAGCGCCCCCGAGGCGAAGCGCTCGCCGGCCCCCCGCGAGCCCGCGCCACCCAAGGAGCCGGGCCCGCCGACAGCGAAGTCCGACATCCGCCGGCGTCTGTGGCGGAAGTTTGACATCAAGGCATCACGCGAGGAAGCCAAGTACAGGAAGGAAGCCGAAGATCAGTTCGAGCGAGAGAAAGCTGATGTGATCCGGCGGCTCTCGGGCTCGAGTGACGCGACCATCCAGGCGGCACTGGCGAAGATCAAGGCAGCGTACACCGAAGCTGACGGCCAGTACCACATGGAATGGCTGAGACGCTACGAGAAGCTGATCTCCGCGACCTTCGATGTGGCGGGCAGTGATCTCGCCGCGGAAGTCGGTTTCAACTTCTCGCTCGAAAACCCCGAAGTGCAGCGCGCGATCAGGAAGCGCGTCAACAAGCTCACCGACAACGTCACCGACACGACCTACCAGTCGATCAAGGACCAGGTATCGGAAGGCCGGTCAGCCGGTGAGGGGACGCGCGAGATCGCCGAACGGATCCGCGAAAAGGTGTTCAACGGCGAGATAACGAAAGCGCGCGCCGAGACGATCGCCAGAACCGAGACAGTCGGCGCGATGAACCACGGCGAGCTGATCGCAGCCCGCGAGTCTGGCGTGATCGCATCGAAAGAATGGCTGACGCAGGGCGATGGAAAGGTCCGCGACTCCCACTCTGACATCGACGGTGAGCGGGTCGGTCTCGAGGACACGTTCGGCAACGGGCTCCGCCACCCCGGCGATCAGGCAGGCAGCGCGGACGAAGTCTGCAACTGCCGCTGCACAGTTCTCTACAGCGACGAAGGAGTGAACGAATGACCACAGCCGTGAAGCCTGACCGCAGGGGCGCAGATCGCCGCTACCACCCGAACCAGGTGAAACAGGTTCTTCGTGGCTTCGAGGTGAAGGCCATTGATGCAACAGAGCGCACGTTCGAGGGGCTGGCTGCGGCGTGGTCTCAGGACTTGGGCGGTGACGTCATACATCCTGGCGCCTTCGCGAAGTCGCTAACGCGCTGGAAGGAACGCGGCTTCCCCATCCCTCTGCTCAATCAGCACTCGTACTTCGGCGGCATCCATGATGTTCTCGGCTCGATGATAGATGCTGAGGAGCGCGAGGAAGGACTGTGGGCGAAGTTCGAGGTCGATGAAGGACCGGAGGGCGATAAGCTCCTCCGGCACATCGCGAAGAAGAGACTCGGCGGTCTCTCCATCGGTTACGAAGCCGTCGAAGCTGAGACTGACAAGGACGGTCTCAGGCACCTCCGCGAGATCAAGCTGATGGAAGTGTCGGCGGTCATTTGGCCGATGAATCCTGACGCGATGTTCGACGCCTCAAGTGTGAAGTCTTTACTCACCAACTCCGACAATCTGAAAGAGTTGTCGGATGATGAAATAGGCGAGTTGAAGATGGCTCTGGATCGCGAGGCTCAGGCCCGCGAACAGGCGGCCAATCCTCCAATCTCCCAGGAGAAGGCGGCTGAACTGCGCGCCCGCCTCCTCTCTCTCAGGCTCCGGCCACTGTCCTCGTCAGCGAGACAGAAGAATGCGCACCTAACTCTCATCTGACGAGAACACACACATGACACTCAAAGAGCAGAAGACGGCGCTCGCGGCTCTGTATACCGAGCTCGAGAAGGCCAGCGAGGAGCTGAACGCTGGCGTGAGCCAGACGCGGGGCGAAGAGATCGAGGCTAAGGCCAAGGAAGCCGAGAAGCTTCAGGCCGAAGTCGATCGCGCCGAGCGGATCGCATCAATCGCAGCCAAGGGACGGGAGATCAACGAGCCGATCATGCCGGCCGCAAGGGACTCGAAGTCGAAGGACGAGCGCCCGATCATCGCCGGCTACATCAGCGTCGGCGACCTTTTCACGAACTCCGAAGTGTACCAGGCGTACCGGAAGGCAGGCGCACCGGCCGGCCGCGGCACCGCACCCGTCGAGCTCGTCGGGCTCAAGGGACGTTTCGTTCCCCTGACGGTCGATCAGCGGAAGACGGTCGAGGAAGTGATGCGCGAGACGAAGGCCGTCCCGACTCTCGGAACCGGCGTGATCTCGGTCGATCGCATCGCGGACGTTGTGCGCGTGACCGAGCAGGACACGCTCCGGCTGCGTGACGTCGTGAACGTCTCACAGACCGGATCGAACGCAGTCGAGTACCTGCGCATGACCAGCTACACGCGCGCGGCGGCACCGGTCGCGGACTCAGCTGCAAAGCCCGAGGCCGCGATGGCGTTCGATGTCGAGATCGCCACGGTCCGGACGATCGCCGTCACGATGCCAGTCACCGAGCAGATGCTGCAGGATGCTCCGCAGGTCCGGAACGCGATCGACGTCGAGCTGCTGTACGATCTCGACAAGACCGTCGAGGAGCAGATGCTGTACGGCTCCGGCGCAGGCCAGAACTTCGCGGGCCTGTTCAACGACACCGACGTGGTAGCTGGCAGGACGGAAGCCGGCGACACGAACCTCGACAAGATCCGCCGCGCGATCACCGACGTTCGCCGCTCAGGCTACTCCCCGAACGCTGTCGTGATCGACCCGATCGACTGGGAAGGAATCGAACTGCTCAAGGGCACCGATGACCGGTACGTGTGGGCCATCGTGCGTGACGAGCTCGGACCCCGCGTGTGGTCGCTCCAGGTTGTCGAGACGATCGCAGCTGAGGAGAACGCCGGCAACACGACTGAAGAGCGGAACATCGCGGTCGGCGATTTCCTCCGCGGTGCAACGCTGTGGGATCGCCAGCAGGCCAGTGTCGCGGTCGGCTGGGTGAACGACCAGTTCACGAAGAACCAGCGCACGCTCCGCGCAGAGCTCCGCGCGGCATGGGCGGTCAAGCGCCCGCTGGCGTTCAGGAAGATCACGACCCAGGCCGCAGTCGCCTGATGAAGTCCGGGCGGGCGTAGCCTCGACGGTGCGCCCGCCAGCAGTACCCGCAATTCACGCGGTAAAACGAAAAAGCGAGGGAACGATGGCACTACCGAGAGAACTCGAGAAGAAGCGCAGACAGGAGCGACAGGCTCGCGTCAAGCAGCTCGCAGAACAGGACGAGATCAACGCGAAGGCGGAAGCCGAGGCCGAGAAGGCGCGGGTCGCCGCGTTCGGCAAGCCCGCCCCGGCAGAGAACAAGGCAGTCATTCCGGCAGCGGAAACGAAGGCCAGCGCCAAGCGCGGGAAGAAGTAGGCAATGCCGCTCCCATCGGGCAGCGACCTCAAGACGTATCTGCGCATCGAGCATGATGCGGAGGATGCGCTGCTCGATGATCTCGTCGTGTCAGCCACCGCTCACGCCGAATCCCTGATCAACCGCCCGATACAGGCGACTGAACGGGAATACTCCGGACTGAGGGGTGCTTACGACGAGTACGGGCGGACAGTGCTGTACCTGCCCGAGTATCCGATCGCGATAAGCGGTGAAGGTGTTCCAGTCGTCGTGGACGATGAAGCCGACACGGTTGCCACAAGCGAATACTCGGTCGATTCAGCGGGACGGCTTACGTCGCTGACCGGGTATTCGTTCTCCACCCATCCGTACGGCGTGACGGTGATGGTCGGCCTCGAGCTCGACCCGGACTATCCGACGAAGTACGAGCCGCATCTGAGAAGACTCATTCTCGGTATCGCGTCGATCGACTACCACCAGCGGAACCCGAACGCCTCGAGCGATTCGTCAGGCGGTGGCGTGTCAGTCTCGTACGCGAGTCATGAGGACACGGAAGGGCTGCCACCGCACCTGTATTCGATCGTCAAAAGGCTGAGACCGGTGCGGATCCGATGAGCGTCGGACTGAGGGATGAGCGGGTGAAGCTTTACACGTACTCGGACACCGGGAGTGGTGGTCGGGCCGCGCCCACCTACACGTACAACGTCACGCGGTGGGCGAGGCGCGAGATACCGGGAAGCCGGGAGGCGACGGTCGCGGGCCAGGCATCGCAGCAGGTCGATGCCGTGTTCGTTCTTCCGGATCGCGT